TCTTATACATTCTAAAACTACTATGAATTATATTAAAGAAACTAAAGAGGAATACGTAAAGTATAAGGAGAAGTTTCACGATATGATAGAAAGTAAGCAACCCCCCTATAAAATTTCATTTACCTTCCATAGAGGCTCTAGACGTAAATTTGATTACATCAATCCTGCACAAACAGTACAAGACCTAATGGTTAAATACGGATGGATAGAAGACGACAACTGTGAATTTATCATACCATATTTTGAAAAATATGAATATAATAAAGAAAAACCAGGAGTAACAATAAAAATATTATGAATAAATTATATATAAATAATTTTGTAGATGACTACTGTGAATTACAAAGTATAAGTAAAGAAATATTATTTTCTAAAAGTAGAAAAAGACCAATAGTAGAAAAAAGAATGATACTAGCTTATTTTCTTAAGAGTAGAACAAATTTAACTTGGCAAGCTATTGGAGATATAATGAACAAGAATCATGCGTCCATTATACACTATGTAACTAAAATAGAATTATATTTAGATGTTTATCCTCATCTACAAAGGATGTATAAATCAACACATACATTATTTCAAGACTACAAACATTTGATAAAGGAAGACATAAACATATATGACAAACTTCTTATTGATAACGATAAACTGAAAATAAAAATAGAAGCAAACGAAAAACTAATCAAACAATTAATAAATTTAGAAAACAATGGCTAAAAAAACAACAAAAATCAAAAAATCATCTAAAACTAAAATTAAGATAGGTGGCAAAAATTACATGGTAGACCCAAAAATAGAGGACTCTATCAAATTCTTAAGTGAAATAATTAGAGCTCATGAAGTAGCTTTACTTACATGGGTTCATAAGGTTTGGAATAATCAAGCTCTTGATGAAGAAGATGTAAAAAACTTTAACAAAAGTATGTATGAATACGCTATGAGAATACCTAATGCTAGTCAAATATTAGCTAACATGATGGACATAGATAAAAGAACAGAGGATATAAAAGAAGAAGAAAGTGAAGTTACTAAATAACAATTTAAATTATAGTAATTATTACAATGATACAGACTACATATCTAATAGTATGTTGAACCACATATCTGTTTCTCCTGAATACTTTAGGTTTAGACAAGATAATCCACAACCTGCTACATCTGCTATGAAGTTAGGTTCAGCTATACATATGGATATATTACAACCTGCAGAATTTCTTAATCACTATGCAATATCACCTAAGTTTGATAAAAGAACTAAAAAAGGTAAAGAAGATTTTGCAGAGTTTACTAAAAAGAATATGTTTAAAAATGTTATTTCTGAATCTGATTATGAATTAATAACAGAAATATCTTTAAGAGTATTTAAAGACTCTTTAGTTAAAAGTTTATTAAAAAACGGAGAACCAGAAAAGATTATACAATGGCACAACGAAAATTACGATGTTAATTGTAAGGGTATGTTAGATTACTATAGAGAATCAGCTGATATGATAGTAGACCTTAAAACTACACAAGATGCTTCTTACAATGGTTTTATGAGGTCTGTAAGAAAATATAAGTATCACAAACAAGCTGCTTATTATATGGACGCTGTTAAAGCTTACAGATTTATTATAATAGCTGTAGAAAAAACACCACCATTTTCTATCAATGTATTTGAGTTAGGAGACGACATGATAGATGAAGGTAGAGATATGTATAACCATGAATTAGAGGTATACAAATATTGTGAAGAGAATGATTATTGGCCTGGAGCTGGATTTGACCCTCTTAACAAAAAATCAGAACGAACAATTCACATACTAAGTAATAATTATGAAATCTAAGTCAGTATTATTTGAAGGCGGGGTAGAGAAAATATCTACCCTTGCCGATGGTTCATTAAGAGTACATATAGGTACTCCAGAATTATCAAACGAAACAATGGTAAATCTATTTCAAATGAATAGAAAAACAGGATATGTATTATTATCACCATACCCTGTAAATCAAGACCAAAAAGACGCTGTAGAAAAAGCAGCGGAAAAAGTTGAGAATGAATCTACAGAATTTGGAAACAAAACACCAAGTCAAAGGCTACGTTCAGTATTATATGTATATTGGGAAAAAACTCAACCAAAACAAATCAATCCAGATTCTGGTAACATAGAATTAGTTGAATTTGATTTATTCTATAAAAGAGAAATAAACAAAATTGTAGAACACTATAAAACTAAACTAGACTAATGAGAGGATTTAACAGTACGTTTAAGGGTAATACAAGAAAGAAAAGACCTGGAGTTCACTCCAAGAACGCAAGTAGAAGTCAAACTAAATTTAAAAAGAAATATCGTGGGCAAGGAAGATAAAAAACATAGCAAATACTATTACGAATGTGATAGAAATATAGATAACGCTAAACAAAGCAGTACTTATCCGAATTGGGAAAATGTTACTCCAACTAAAAAAGATAATAGAGTTCCTGATTATTACAAAGGTAAAGAAGGATATGAAGCAAGAAAAGTTTGTGATAATTTTGATTTAACTTATCATCTTGCTACAGCTACTACATACATCTTACGAGCGTATCGTAAACATGACACTCCAGTGGAGTGTTTAACAAAAGCGATAGCTCATTTAGAATTTGAACTAGAGAAAATTAAAAGAGAAAAAATATAATTATGACAATAGAGGAATTAAGGCATAAATTATTTACATCAGCGTTAGAACGACATAAAGGTAACGCAGAAAAAGCAGCTTGGGATTTGAAAGTTTCGGCAAGAACTATATATTCCTTTAAAGCAAAACAAGGACAAGATAAAGTTAATACATTTTTAAATAAAGAACTAAAATAATATGGAAAAGAAAAAGTACGAAGTAATAATGGTAGTAGAATGTGAAGAAGATGCGGTGAATTACATAGCTCAGTCAGTGTGTGATGGCTTAGAATCACCAACCTGTGTTAAGCATATTGAAGTTAAAGAAATAAAACAATAGATATGTTATCAATAATAACATTTGGAGTAGGACTAATATCAGGTATGTATATAGTAACCCAATTAGAAAAAGGAATATCTAATAATATTAACAGAAGAGAACTAATAAAAAATATAGATAAATTAGATAAAAAGAAAAAAGATGATTAGTTATATAGGAGGGAAAAGTCGTATGGCTAAATGGATATGTGAGTACATACCTAAAGACATAGAAACCTATGTAGAGGTCTTTGGAGGAGCTTTCTGGGTGTATATTAAAGGAGATATACATGAGGGTCCAAAACTAAAGGAAGTTGTTTATAACGATAAAAATAGGTTTATGGTTAATTTATTTCAATGTTGTACAGAACCACACTTCTTTTATAGACATATTGAAGACTCTGGAATTAAATCACAAAACGAAAAATTGTTTTATAAATATCAGAAAGAAATTAACGATACATGTGATTTAGGGTTTCCAGATTATTCAATGGACTTAGCTATGAAATACGCTTATATTGCCACACAAGTTTTTAGCGGCAGTAAGATAATGGAATCTAAATATATAGATTTAAAAGGTAAATACAAATCTAAGTTTGATTCCTTTCGTGATAGACTACTTAACTTTGATACAGTTAATCGTTTGACTAAAATTACTAAATGTGAAAATTTAGATTACATGGATTGTATTATGAAATATGATAGTCCAAATACATTCTTTTATTTAGACCCTCCATATTGGAAAACTGAGAACTATTACTCTAATCATGATTTTGATTCCACAGACCATGAAATGATGTCTGTGCTATTAAATGAAATAATGGGTAAATTTGCTTTATCTTATTATTACTTTGATGACTTAGAAATAATGTATCCTAGAAAAGAATACAGATGGGCTAATAAAGAATTTAGTAAAGCAGCTGGAGCTCTTAAAGGAAAGAAACAAAACAAAGGAGAAGAACTATTAATAATGAATTACTAATGGACAATATAGAACCAGGTGAAATAGTTTATTGTGATATAACATATCAATATGATAGACCATATCGTAACAGAACTAAGACTGAAATAATAACTTTAAACAAAACTGTGTTTGGTAGGGAGTATGTTGATACATACCCTCTACTAAATTACAAAGTTTATAAAAGAGATATTAATAAAATAAATCCTAAAAAACCTTTAGAATGCGATGTTACCGTTATTGATTTAAAGGTACACGCTAGAACAGGATTTAAAAATAAATCTAAAGCATATACACAAGTTAAAAAAAGTGAACAAATTAGGAATGAAATAACAGGAGCTTATGAGTAAATATAAAAACATTATAAAAATATTAAAGAAACAAGTAGATAGTAATGTAAAAACTTTTTGGGTATTCAATGAAGAAAATCAAGAGTTCGTTCAAATATACAAGAACTATAGTGATAAACTTCCAATATATACACCAAAACAATTAATAAATTATTTAGAAGAATATGAGAAGACACAGTAAATTAGTACCACCTAATTTTAGGAAGCAAGACCAAATTAGATACTATAAAAAATATTTAAGGTATCTTGAAAAGAGTATAAAAACTATAGATAAATATATTAAAGAATTACAGAAAAGTTAACTTATCTCTACGTTATAATTTAATATACCTTGAAGTCCATTCCTTCTATGATACAAGAAGGCTTGGGCTTTTTTAATGTTTCCAATATACCCTTTACTATCATGCCAGTAGTCTGTAGCTGACATAGAAGATAGATTACGAATTGTTATACCCTGCAATTCTTCAATAGCTTGTAGTTTTGTAGATTTGTTAGTATGTAGATGACCTCTATGTACCTCAACATAATCTACATCACTCCATGCGTTTTTGTATCTTTGAGATATGATACCTGGGATATCATTAGCTTTACATCCATCTCCATGGTCTGATACTATCATGTTTTTGCCATATACTAACATTTTCATAAGACAATCACTATTGTCTACTTTTACATTATCATTCTCTTCGTAATACAATTCTAATGTATCTCCTAAATGCATCATAGACTCTCTATCATGGTTACCTGGTATTACCATAACATGAACTAAAGCTATTTCTTGTAGATAATTAATAGCCTTCAATAATAACTTTCTACCAGCTCTATATATGTCTATATGATAATTGGAGTTAAATTGTGGAGTACCTTTAGTTGTAGATGGTATAGGCCAGTCTCCGTCTGAATTTAAGAAGTCATGTCCTGCTATAAATAAAATCTTATCTATATAGTATCCCTGAGCTCTATATAATAAATGTTCTATTGCATCAAATAATCTTTCTTCTGCAATTTTTAAACTATATTTATCACCCTTTATTCCAATCTTACCTAAATGTAAATCAAAAGCAGATATCTCTAATAGATATTTATCTTTCTT